AAGGAGAAGAAAGGCTAGGTTGTACATTTATTTGTCATACAACAATTTATACATTCGACGCCTACAAAGAACCGAGTTTAAAGAGTGCAGGTAAAAGTCCTGTGATAGTGGGGAAGTTGGTAACAGATTGGGCATTGAATAATCTTTGTAAAGAGATATGGACAGCCCACGACATTAGAAACAGGCTTGCAACATTAGCTTGTAAAAGAATAGGCTTTAAAACCTTTAGAAATATGGAAACAGAATACGGAACAATAATACTTATGAGGAGAACCAATGGAGAAAGCTAAACAAATAACGACCAGACTAAAAGAATTAGAAGAAAAGAGGCTGAACTGGGAGTCTTTCTGGCAAGACTTGATGAAATACTGTATTCCCCGTAAAGCTAAGGTTACAGACACAAGAGTCCCCGGCTCAAAGCTGGACTCTACCGTCTATGACTCAACAGCAATAACCTCATCTCAGATACTAGCAGCAGGTTTACACGGGTATTTAACTAACCCTGCAAGCAAATGGTTCTCCTTAGCTACCCAAGATAAGTCCCTAATGGAAGATCAAGACGTAAAAATATACTTAAAACAGGCAGAAGATAAGATATTTGATGTTTTAAACTCCTCTAATTTCAGCCAGCAGATATTTGAAATATACCATAACTCCTCGGTTGTAGGCACAGCGGCGTTGTACGAGGAAGAAGACGAGGATGATATAGTTAGATTCTATTCCCGGCCAGTTGAGGAGATATTTGTTGACGAGGACTCAAGAGGTAAAGTAAACACAGTTTATCGCAAGTTTACCCTAACAGCAATCCAAGCCTATGAAAGATGGGGTGATGATAACTCAGACGCTATAAAAGAGTGTATCAAAAACAAAAAATACGGTACACAATTCTCATTTATACACGCAGTTGAGCCACGAGAGATAAGAGATGTAGGCAAGACCGACTCAAAGAACTTCCCCTTTGCCTCAACTTATATAGACGAAAAGGAAGAAAAGGTATTAAGCGAGAAAGGATATTACGAGTTCCCTTATTTTGTAGTTAGGTTCAATAAACTAAGTGATGAGGTTTACGGATATAGTCCGGCAATGACAGTTTACTCAGATATTCGTATGCTTAATAGAATGAGCAAGACTATCATCAGGTCAGCTCAAAAGATAGTTGACCCACCATTGATATTACCTCACGAGGGATTTCTACTACCGATAAGAACACAACCTTCGGCAATAAATTACAGAACATCAGGCACAAGTGATGACAAAATAGAGCCCTTACAAACAGGGGCAAACATTCCTCTAGGGCTAGAGATGGAAGAACAACGCAGGCAAGTTATCAAACAAGCCTTCTTTGTGGACTTATTCTTAATGCTCCAGCAACAGAAACAAATGACCGCAACCGAAGTTATAGAAAAGGTAGAGGAGAGAATGCTGGTATTAGGACCGATACTAGGCAGGTTAATGAGTGAGCTACTAGACCCGATAATTGTTAGGACTTTTAATATCTTAGTAAGAAAAGGACACCTTCCGCCACCACCACCTGCTTTAGCTAACAAGACTTATGTAGTCGAATATGTAAGTAAGCTAGCAAAAGCCCAGAAGGTAAGCGAGTTGAAGTCTATCACTAACACTTTACAACTAACAGCAGAGATGGCTCGATTTAAACCTGAAGCCTTAGACTTAATTAACGAAAGCGAGGCGGTAAGAGCTATTGCTGATATTAACGGAACTAATCCGAAGATTATAAACAGCCCTGAAGTCGTTGCACAAATTCGCAAACAAAGGGCAGAACAACAAGCACAAATGGCACAAATGCAAGCCTTAGAGCAAGGAGCTAACATTGCCAAGACAGGTACAGAGGCGGAGAAGAACCTAAAGGAGGCTAATCGTGGTTAAGTATTCCGACAACGAGAACTCGAATAAGATGGCTTATAACGAGGGAATGAGAGCAATATTACTGCATATAGAAACTACGCGTAATTATGATAAAGAACTGAAAGAATACGCAGATTTACGCCTTAGGAAACACTTAGAAAAGTGGAAAGAGTGTAATTGTAAAGAGTGCCAAATATATAAAAGATTAAAGGAGGTGATATGAACTTTGACCGCAAAAGGATTGAGAACTTAAAACAGAAACAATCCGATTATAAGAAAGTTTTTAACTCAGAGGAAGGAAAGAGAGTACTAAAAGACTTACAAAGCATAGGCTTCTTTAGTAGAAGCACTATCAACGAGAACTCGAATAAGATGGCTTATAACGAGGGAATGAGAGCAATATTACTGCATATAGAAACTATGCGTAATTATGATTTTGAAAACCTAAAGAAACATATGGAGGAAAACGATGGCTGAAAATCTTGACCAAGTAGTTGACAATCAAGACCAGCAAGATACTGGGAATGTACAAGATAATGTACAGAATGATACAAAAAATGTAGATAATAGTACAATCGGTGATGACTTACAAATAAAGCAAAAAGACACCGGTGATTGGCGGGCAAGTCTGAATGAAGACTTTAAAAACGACCCCGCAGCAGAAAAGTTTAAAGATGTAAACGGATTATTCAAATCCTATAAAGACTTAGAAAAGCTTGTAGGCAGAGAAAAACTTCCCGTTCCCCCTGAGAACGCAACTAAAGAGGACTGGGAGTTAGTGTACTCACGGTTAGGACGACCTGACAACCCAGAAGGTTATGAGATAGCCGATGAGATTAAAAACAAAGTTCCCCCTGAGTTACACGACGAACAGGAAGAAAAAGCCTTCAAGCAAAAAGCCTATGAGTTAGGGCTGAATAAAGAGCAATATAAAAACCTAATGGATTGGTATTACACCGAACAAGGCGAGAAGTTAGGCAAAATGCAACAGACTCAAGAAAAGAGCAAAAAAGAGGCAGAAACCCAGTTAAGAAAAGACTGGGGCAAAGCCTTTGACAGTAAACTAGAGAAAGCAAGACAAGTATTAAACAACTCAGAAAGCGGTGAGGAACTTGCACAGGTATTGAAAGAGAAAGGACTAAATAATAATCCAGCAATGATTAAGTTCTTAGCAGAGCAAGGCGATAAGATGAGTGAGGACACAATATCAGGAAAAGGAAAAGGAACACTAATGACACCTCAAGCCGCACAACAAAAGATTGCAAGTATTATGAGTGATAAAAATCACCCATATTTTAATAAGGGAAATCCTGAGCATAAATTTGCAGTTCAGGAAATGGAGAGCCTCCATGAGATGGCTTATCCAAGCAATGAGTAGATAAGGTTAACGCCCCTATTCAACGCTAAACGACTCGGACAATCTCAGCGATGAGACCCACAAGGCTTAGAAAGAGGTCTTGAGAAAGGCAACCTCAACATTTTGTTAACGCAACCACAGGAGGTTTACGATGGGTGCAATTACTACAGCTATGGTGAAGCAATTTTCTTCAAACGTTGCTCACCTAGCACAGCAAAAAGGCTCAAGACTGCGTAATGCGGTTAGAGTTGAGACCGGCGTTGTAGGGGAAGAAGCCTACTATGACCAGATTGGCTCAACCACAGCTATCCAAAGGACAACTCGCAATGCCGATACTCCTTTGATTGAAGCTGATTACCAAAGACGCAGGGTAACCATTTATGATTATGAATGGGCTACTCTCGTTGACAAACAGGACAAGAGAAAGCTAAAGATTACCGACCCTTCAAGCGACCACGCAGTAAGTGCCGCTTGGGCTTTAGGACGGGCAATCGATGACGCTATCTTAGACAACGCAACAGGCACAGCTTACACAGGTAAAGCCGGTGGAACTTCTACCTCTTTACCGGCAGGTCAAAAGATAGGTTCTGCATCAACAACTTTGACCTTAGAGAAACTTAGAGAAGCTAAGAAAATCTTAGATGATAATGATGTTGATCCTGACGAGGAAAGGTTTATCGCTATCAACGCAACTAATCTTTACAATATGTTAGGTATCTCGCAGTTAACATCTGCAGACTATAACAATGTAAAAGCATTGGTTAATGGTGAAGTAGATACTTTCTTAGGGTTCAAGTTCATTATGACTAACCGTTTGAACACAGGGACAAACTCTGACGAGAAAGCGGCAGTAGCTTGGGCTAAGAACGGAATCTTACTTGCAGTGCAAGACGAGATTTCAGCAAGGATTGAGGACAGATCAGACAAAAGCTACTCAACTCAAATCTATTTATCAATGGGTATCGGTGCAACTAGAATGGAAGAGGACAAGGTAGTCCAAATAGATTGCGACCAAAGCTAATTAAAGGAGGGCTAAACAATGGCTAATGTAAATGGAACTTATTACGCTAAGCAAGCAGACCCTTCTTCGGATAATATCCTTGACAGAGGGGTTTTGAGAGGTAAAGTCAGAGTAATGTTTGACACCTACGAGTTTGCTTCGACAGTAGCAGGAACTACTGTAAACATCGGCAAAGACCTAAAAGCAGGCGACAGAATCTTAGATGTATGGTTAATCGCTGACGCTATGGGTGATGCTGGTGTTTCTTTTGAAGTAGGAGACTCTGATGACGCAGACCGTTACATCTCAGCAACAGCACAGAACACAGGTAACTTGAGAACTGATTTAGATAAGATTGACGGTTTCAACTATGAAATCGGAACTAACGATGGTGATGAAACTATCTTAGTAACAACTTCTTCTACATCAGGAAACCATTTAGCAACAGGAACGCTAAAAGTAGCGGTTCTTTACACAGAAGGATAAGAAGAACACGGGGAGGTTTAACCGCCTCCCCGTTCTTTTATTATGAGTTACTTACTATTAAACAAAGAATTACACGAGGCAGCAGGCCTTGAGGGTAAATACTCAGGGCAAGTTATTATCACAGGCTCAGCGGAGTGCTTGTGGGAAGATTACCTAAAAGCTATCGAGTTGACCGAGAATGAAGATTTAATCTGTGTTAACTTATCAGCTATTTGTTTTTATCACAGGCATATCAACCATTTGGTAAGCTTACATCACAAGAAGGTTAAAAACTTCTATCAGGCGGCGATGATACAACGCACAGAAAGAGAGGAATATCCGGCTAGATACAAAAGTCGTCCTCATCAGCTAAAGTTTAAAAAGATTATCACTCACTCAACACACGCAAACTCAAGCATTGACTTAGTATGGGATATACCAAACCCCGGTGGAACATCAGGCTTATTTGCAACACACATTGCTATAAAGTTAGGTTATGACAAAATAATCTTGTGTGGTATTCCAGTTAACAACTCAAGAAGGTTTTATGACTCACCTAATAAGAGTTTTAAGTACGAAAGCATTAGTGTACAAGAACCGTGGCGGGTAGCCTGCAGAAGCACAAACAACTTCGATGGCAAGGTAAAATCAATGAGTGGTAAGACTAAAGAACTACTGGGAGAACCAACAAAGGAATGGCTAAAGTCGTGATATTTATATTTTTAGTAATATTGTTTATTTACTTAGCGAGGTTAAGATCATTAAAGTAACAATATTAAACGATACAAGAGGCTATCATAGGGGTTGTGAGTTAGTCAATCAGAACCTTGTAACCTTACTTAAAAAGCACGGGTTAAAGCCTGTAAATACTTTGCCTATCAACTGTGCTAACAGCCAGAAAGAACAAATCAGAGATATTGTAATAGTAAACGGCGAAGGCACAATGCACCACGGTAACGGTTATCAGTTAGACAGAACGATTGACCTATGCAAAGGGAAAAGAGCCTTTTTAATAAATACCGTATTCGATAAGCCAGAGTTTAGGAACAAGTTAAACTTTGAATTAATAGCAACCAGAGAGTCTTTATCGGCAGAACAAGTTAAAAAACATACCGATACAGAGGTAATGGTAGTTCCTGACTTAAGTTTATATCAAATGCCGAAAGTATTTACCGATGTTAGTTACAAGATAGGTTATACATCAGGGATTACACCGGAGAATAAAGATATACTCGGACACCTAAAAAACCACAGGTCAATGATAAAAGACCCTGATTATCTAAAGTGGTTAAATGCTTTGGATTTCTATGTAACAGGTAGATTTCACGGTGTATGTATGGCGGCTTATTACGGTATTCCCTTTCTGGCTTTTAAGTCCAACTCTCATAAGATAGAAGGAATGCTAAAGGATATGGGCTGTTCTGACCTATTAATAGAAAGAGAAGAAGAAATATCTCATAAACTAAGACTAGGCAGGCACTTAATAGACAAGGCTCAAAAATACGCAAAAGAGGCAAGAGCAAAACAGGAGCAGTTATTTGAGAAATTATCTCGAACAATACAAAATACTGCATAAGAAACAAAAATACGGTATATCGTCTATTCGCTTATTAGATGACATTAAACCGTTAATAAAAGGAAAGACAGTCCTAGACTATGGTTGTGGACAAAGTATGCTTATAGAGGCATTAGAAAGCGATTTAGGCATAAAAGGTTACAGATACGACCCAGCGATAGAGGAATACTCAAAAATACCTA